GTTCTTTTAAAAGCAAAAGAAACTAAGACTTTTAATTGCAACAAAACAAGTAGACTTCATTAAGTTTTAAGATAAACGTTAGATTAACAATCTTCTTAAAACAAAGTTAAAGAAAAGTTAAAATAAAAGTAGACAAGTTTAAAATAAAAAAGTAGAGTTTAAGAAACTAAGGAGGCAAGACAAAAGATAAAGTAAGATAAACTAGGTTTAGTATCACCAGTAAAAGCTCAAGGTATCACTCAAAAGGTGTAGAGCATCAACGATACTCAAGTAACATGAGAACCTTGGGGGTAGGTAAAGACTGTAAAACCAGTGCCTTAGCTTAACCTTACTGTAACGTTGGCAGTACCAATATTCAGTAGGGGGTGTGCCAAGACTAGGAGGAGTCGATGACAAGACAAATCCTAGTTGTTACTAGGTGCAATGGTGTACCTATAACAAGGAGTATAAACTATGTTTAAGACTAAAACTTTAAGACTGTTCAACATACCTTTAATCGTTCTAGCATCACGTTCTAGAGTGTATAAATCTAGATGGGAGTTTACCAACGGTAGCACGTTTAAGGGTGTTCATATGGGCAAGAAGAGCTACTATGTATCTGTTCCAGTTCTAGCTAGTAGAAAGTTTGGAGGTGTAGCAGATATTGTTTCATAATAAGCTTGACCTAGTGCAACGTTTAATATAACGTTGTACCTAGTAACAACTAGGAGGCAAGACCATGACACGTAAACAAGAATTATTAATGATGCTAGATAGAGTTAACAATGCTCTTAATCTAGAATTAGACTTAAACAATGCACCAATTTATGGTGGGTGGCAGTTAACTAATAAAGAAGGCAGTCATATAATTAAACATAGAGTATCTATTAAAGAAATGCTATGCTTTCTTGATGGCATGTTAAAAGCTTTAGAGATAAGGGGGTAACCATGATAAAACTAAACTTACTTGGAGTAGGTACTAATGCCAAGACTGTTAAAGGTGATGGCAGTGAGTACCTAACTGCAATCTTATACCTAGCACCAGCTGATATTGTAGATGGGATAAACGTTTGTCCTATGGCAGTACTAGCAGGTTGCAAGGCAGGTTGTTTATTTTCTGCAGGACGTGGAGCATTTAACAATGTTCAACAAGCTAGAAAACGCAAGACAATATTATTTAGAGACCATAGAGAGGAGTTTCTAAGGCAGTTAAACCAAGACCTAACTAGGTTTCAAGCTTACTGTAAACGTAAAGGTTTGAAGGCAGTAGTTAGGCTCAACGGTACTAGTGATATTAGGTGGGAAAACTATATTGATATGGCAAGCTATGATATACAATTCTATGACTATACCAAGATACTTAATAGACGTAACTTGCCAAGTAACTATCACTTAACTGTTAGCTATAGTGAGGCAAGTGACAAGTATGCAAAGCAAGTATTACAAGTTAAGCAAGCTAGTAGTACTAACATAGCAGTAGTATTTAAAGACAAGGCTAGTATTCCTAGCACATACAAGGGTTACAATGTTATTGACGGAGATAAAGATGACTTAAGGTTTCTTGATATTCCTAATAGTGTAGTAGCTTTATATGCTAAGGGACAAGCTAAGAAAGATAACTCAGGATTTGTAATTAGATAAGGAGGGACTAATGAAAGATATATTTAGAGATGGACTATTATTTGTATTCATGTTAATAGTTACTATAGGTTTTATAAATCCATTCAGTAGTTATTATACATGGTGGAATTTATTATACATGATTAACAACTAGAAGGAGAGAGTAATGAAACTAAGTAAGATAATAAAAACAATAGAAGTAATAGAAGAAAAGAGAGTACCTAATGATATACTGGAGGGTTTTCTATATCACTCAGCAAGTAGAGAAGAACCTATTCAGATACATGACATGGATATAGTACATTTAATAAGAGCTTTTAAAAGTGCTTTACATAAGTTAGACAATCAAGTTAAGATAATAGACGTACTAAATAGTAGGAGTTAAGTAGTATGAAACATTGGAAAACTGGAGAAGACATGGGACATGGATACCAATACAATAAGGTAGAACATGAGCAGTATCAGTATAATTCTCTTATCAAAGTTAAACCATACGAAGAGAATACTATGAGGACTATGTATTTAGCTAGGGATATATGGACTAATGACCAACTGATAGAGTTAAGAGATGCTCTTAATGATTACATTAATGAAAGAGAGGAGACACAATGAGTATGTATATAGAACCTATTGATGGGACTGAACATCTAGCTGATGTTGTAGCTGAGTTTAAGTTAGCACGTAAACTACAGTATGACTATGAGTGGGATGAAAACTCAGAGCAAGCAGAATTTTATAGACAACGTGCAACCTATTATGGTAGGCTCAAAGATGAGGGAGTATTGTATGACCCAAAGTTTTAAAGAGCTTAACACAACTAGAGGAGAGTATAGAATGAGGTATAGATATATACATGAAGAGTTTAGCTTTGATAGAAGGACATGGGAAGTAACTTCAGATAAACCATTGAGTAGGTTTGAAGTAGAGAAGTTATGTAGTGAGCATGGGTTTGATATCTCAAAGCTTAATCACAAAGATAAGACAGTAGAGTTTTGTGGTACTGACTACGGAGACAATGCTGAACACTCTACATTTGAGTTTGATGATGAAACAAAAAGTGTAAAGGAGATGGACTATGACTAGTACAGTACAAGACTTTAAAGAATTGTTAGAGGACTATGAGTATCTTAAGGCTGATAATGCATGGCTAAGAAAAGAAATGAACAAGAGAGAGGAGTTAACAAAGAAGTACATGGATACCAAGTATGAAGACGTTGAAGACAAGTACATCAAAGACACAAAGTTTAGAAAAGCTATCAACGAATACGTTAAGCAATGGATAATAGACAATGCTTGTACGTGTGAGTGTGATGAGTGGGCAACCTTCTACTGGAATGGTAAAGCCTACGACCTTAACATCTTTGTGAAAGATGATGTAGAAGAACCTACTGTACATGATGTACAAGCAGTAGTATATGCAGTAGGATTTGATGGAGTTAATCTAAACTGTGACACATCTAATGGGTGTGTGATGGTAGACTTCAGACCAACTGAACTAGAACTTAACAACTATGGAGCAGAATAATGACTAAGAAAACTAAAGAAAACTTAACAGAAGAACAAGCAAAAGCTATACAAGATACATACAGAGCTATAGATAGTAGTTTAGATATGCTATTTGAATGTCAAGACATGTACCTGTCTGATGTAAGAGAGTTAGAGAGAGTCAGATGGAAGTTAATGAGTGAGTTTAAATTTCTAACAGAGAAGGATTAACATGAGTAACATATACATACAGATTGATGATGATACTTACCTATCAATACATCAAGACGAAGAGAGTGGGGTACAAGAGTGTGTACCTATGAGATACAATGACAATGCTATGTTAGGACATCCTATCTACTACTCAACAGTAGATGAACTAGCTGACATACTAGATGACGTAGCACATAGGGATTACTCTTTGTTTAACAGTAGTCCCAAGCAATTTACATTTACATTTGATGAGGCAGACAATGACAATTAAAAGAGAACTCAGTCAGTACTATGGAGATAGTGAGTGGGGTAGGAGTGCAAAGGTAACATACATTGATGATGCTTTAGGTAAGTTCTACTATGTTACACACTACCAAGACAGTGAGCTAATAAAGAAGTTAGCAGTCAGTACTGAAAGAGAAGCAGAAATAATAGCAGAAGATTGGACACTATCTAATCCAATCGTAGTTAAAGGAGATAACTAATGAGTAGAAATAAGTATGATGATGCTTACCTAATGGGATACCACAATGGTTACCATGATGTAGGATATCTTAATCCATACCATAAGTATGATGCACCTCAGCATCACATCAAGTATATGAATGGACATAAGGATGGGTGTGGTTTGAAGAGGGATGAGGAGTTCATTGAGTTACTAGAAGAAGAAGTAGCAAGGAATAATGAATGGATAACTATGTACAACACGAAGGAGAGAGTATGACTAATACATTTATGGTGTTATGGATTGTTATGATGGCTACAGTATCAGGTATAGGATACTGCACCAAGTATAACATGATAGGGGTACAGTTTTTACTGATGTTACTAGGTGTAATTGTACTAGGTGTATCAGGTATAACGGAGTACCTATAGTTATATATGTGAAAGGGAGTCTATCTTGGTTGTAACTTTAGAAACAGAACAGTCTATGATTGAAGAACAGCTTCAACTTGAGACTGACATGATGACAGGTGGAATACAAAGGTATAGTAAAGTTGTGGATGTAGCAGTAGATAAGGGAAAGGAATCACACACACCACATGGAAGAGCTATAGTATCTAGGCTAGTACAAACTGTGACAGGTGCAGTAGTACAGTTCATTAAGAATCCTACCAATACCTCACGAGATATTGCTTGGAAAAATTTAAAAGACATGGATGCAGAACAAGTTGCATACCTTGCACTAGTCACACTAGTGGATTCAATTAGCAGAAAGAATACTCTGCTGTATGTAGCTAGAACTATAGGTAGTAACCTTGAGATACAAGATAGGTTAGACAAATGGATACACTCTGAAGGAGCAGTAGCTAACAACACAATCAAGCTTGCTATGAAGAAAGCATATGGAGCTAGAAGGTTTGGTCTAACTAATAAGATGAACAAGGATGGCTACAAGAATACTGAGTGGCTTAAATCTGAACGTGTTCACGTAGGGTTTAAGATGGTTGACTTGATTATACAGAGTACAGGTATCATCAAGCTTGACACACAGCAGACTGAAAGGAGGAGACGTGCAACCTACGTTGTACCAACTCAAGATACACTTGATTGGATTGAGGCATTCAATGAGTACATGCAAGGGTCACGTCCAAGATACTTACCTTGTGTAATACCACCTAAAGATTGGACATCAGTTAAGGGTGGAGGTTATCATGGACATGACATAGATGAACTACCTATTGTAAGGAGAAAGTAATGGGATTGAAGACACACTTAAATAGACTAGCTGAACAAGACTTGACTGCTGAGTATGCTTGTCTCAATGCACTTCAACAAACTGAGTGGAGAATTAATCAGAACGTACTCAAAGTTATACGTCAGATGTGGGACAATGGACAGGAGGTAGGTAACTTACCTGCAAGGGAGGACACACCTCTACCTAACTACCACTTCAGTAAAGAACCTAGTGAGATGAATGATGAAGAGAAGTCTACCTTTAGGATATGGTCACGTAAACGTGCTGAGATTTACTCAACTAATAATCGTAGTGTTAGTAAGAGGATACAAGTTGAACGTACCTTACAGGTAGCAGAACAGTTTGCTAAGTATGATAAGTTCTATTACGTATGGCAGAATGATTTCCGTTCACGTAAGTATGCAAGCAGTACATTCCTCACACCTCAGTCAGCTGATTGGAGTAAGAGCTTGTTAGAGTTTGGTTATCCTGTACCTATTGATAGCTGGGATGATGCAAGGTGGCTGTGCATACATGGTGCAAACCTGTATGGTAATGATAAGATAACGTTAGATAAACGTGAAGCATGGGCATGGGACTACGTAGATGAGGCACATAGGATAGCAGACAATCCCTATGATAACCAAGCTTGGCTTGATGCAGACAAACCATTCCAGTTCCTAGCTTGGTGTTGTGAGATGTCAGACCTAGCTAAGTTTGGTTGGGGTTATGAGAGTAGGTTACCTGTCTCAGCAGATGGCAGTTGCAATGGATTACAGCACCTCTCAGCTATACTAAGAGATGAGGTAGGGGGTGTAGCTACTAACTTAATATCTTCTGCTGTACCTCAAGATATTTATACACAGGTAGCTGACCAAGCTATACAACGTATACGACAGGAGGATACAGAACTGGGTAGGAAATGTTTAGAGTTTGGTATTGATAGGAAGTTAGCTAAGAGACCTGTTATGATTGTACCATACTCAGGTACTAAACATGCTTGTCGTGCTTACATAGAAGAAGCTATCAAGGAGAAGATAAAGGAAGGTACACCCAACATCTTTGGTGATGACCTATTCAATGTCACTCACTACCTAGCAGGTCACATATGGGACAGCATTAGTGGTGTGATTGTGTCAGCACGTAAGGTGATGGACTACGTTAAGAGTGTTGGAGATGTGTACTCTAACATGGGTAAACACATGGAGTGGGTAACACCTACAGGTTGGTTAGTTATGCAACAGTATAATGAACTACAACAGAAGAGGATAAAGACACACATCAATGGTGAGGTAGTATCTCTATCCTTTCCTAAAGATAAGGAAGACACAGTTAATAAGCAGAGGACAGGGTTAGGTAGTAGTCCTAACTTCATCCATAGTTTAGATGCCTCTGCTATGACACGTACTATTAACGAAGCTACTAAGGTAGGTATTGTAGACTTTGCTATGGTGCATGACAGCTATGGTACACATAGTAGCATGATGCCACAGCTATCTGAGATACTACGTGAACAGTTCGTTAGTATGTATGAAGAGCATGATGTTCTTGATGAACTCAGGACTCATGCAATCAAGACTCTAGGTACTGAGGATGTTCCTCTGCCACCAAGTAAGGGCAACCTAGATATCCGTAACGTATTGAAATCAGACTATTTCTTTGCTTGATTTCTAAAGTTACAACCTAGCCAGTTGGCAAAACAAATAGCAATAAGGAGTTATTATATGCTAGTAATAAAAGGAAAGTCCCTATGGGCAAAAGTCTTTGAACCTGATACAAGGTTTGTAGATGACGGAGAATATTCTACTTCAGTAATTGTACCTGAAGCAGAAGCAGCACAAGTTTGTGAACAACTAGAAGCACTCATTGATGAGGAGTATAATAAGGTTGTCAAGGAGAAGCCACAACTCAAGGCAACCCTGTCCAAACGTCCTGTAACTGAGCCAGACTTTGACCAAGATGGTAATGAGACAGGTAATGTTGTATTCAAAACTAAACTCAAGGCTAAGATAAGAGGTAAGAATGGTCAAGCATACTCACAAAAGGTTAACGTTGTAGATGCTAAACGTAACCCAATGTCAGGTGACCAGTTGATAGGCAATGGCTCAGTTATAAAGGTAGCTGTTGAACCTGTTGCTTACATGATGCAGTCTACTAAACAGGTAGGTGTGTCCCTCAGACTTAAAGCTGTGCAAGTCATTGACTTGGTTGAACATGGCACACCTTCTACTGCTTCTATCTTTGATGAAGAAGATGGATTCGTAGCCAAAGCTATAGAGAAAGATAACTCTGCAGTCTTTGACAATGTAGATACTGAAGGTACAGCTAGTGACGAAGGGGACTTTTGAGGCAAGGGTCATTGCAGACCTAGTAGCACGTGACATTCCACATGTGTATGAGCCTGAGAAGATGGCATACTTTGTGGAACGTCACTATGTTCCTGACTTAAAGATAGGCAAGATGATAGTGGAGCTTAAAGGATACTTCAGACAAGACAGTCAACGTAAGATGAAGGCTGTCAAGGCACAGTACCCTGACTTAGATATACGATTTGTATTTCAAAAGGCAAGCTCCACTATACAAGGAGCTAAGAAAAGAAAGGATGGTTCTAAGATGACCTGTCAAGAATGGGCTGACCGTAATGGTTTTACATGGGCAGAAGAAACAATACCAAAGGAGTGGTTGAAATGAGTGTGATAGATGTTAAAGACATGATTGAAACTGATGTAGACTTACAAGCAGAGTTTACTAAGCAAGGTCTAAGTGTGTCTGTCATCATAGGTGATGAGGAGATAGAACATACATCTAC